CCCAGTCGGCTTCCTTTCTACATAATACTGGAGCGGGCGCCCTTGAGTGAGCTTGTTCGTCTGGTGGGCATACTGGCTGACCGATATGCGTTGCATGGTCAGATCCGTTTGTAGCGACGAGTTGCCAGCGTCCGTGCGTAGCAACCCCTCGACTATATCTAACTGGTTAGATGGAAGGTCGTATGACGACGTTCCTGCGACAAGAGCCAGCGTGGTGTCCCGTACTGTCCAGAGATTAAGACCCCGGTTTTGCCACTCAAGCATGAGCAGATCAAGACTGCGGCGAGCAGTTTTGTAATCGTACCCGCTTCTAAGCGCAAGCCCAGCACGCTCGTATGCCTCCTCCATGATGTCTGACAAATCAAGGGTGAAGCTGGTTGTTCCGCTTGTAGCCATTTATACGACCCGCCCTCTCGTTCTGCCGCGCTTTGCAATACCATTCATACACTTGGCCTTCGGTAGCGCCCCGCCAGATGCCTTCTTGTTGACGCCAGCCTCTGATAAGGCGATAGCAATAGCCTGTTTCTTGTCTGTAACCTTCCTGCCTGAGCCGCCGGACTTTAGCTTGCCGGACTTAAACTCACCCATCACCTTGCTGACCTTTTTGTTTTTCTTGCGGGAGCTAGGTGCATTTGCTGTTTGCTTAGCCATCTGCGCTCTACTGATCGCCATTGCGCTCCTCCTCAAGACGAACAAGCCGTTCAACCCATGCGTCAACCCGAACCGACAGTCGATCAACGTCAGGCTGAGCGCGGCTTGGCGCCTCTTTTAGCTCTTCCAGCCTACGCTCTAGGCTCTCTATCAGCATATCCTGCCTAGCGTCGGCGGGTAACGCGCCAAGCTCTCCGCGAGGCCACAGTATTCTGAACTCGGTGTTCATGTCGATAATCATCTGATTCTTCAGCATCTCCCTTTCGATGCCTTGAATGCGAGACACGATGCTGAAGTAAGCGGACGTTGCTATTACAACCCCCACGACGATAGACACCAGATTTCGCAAAGGAATCGTTACCTCTGTACCGTCGTTGATCTGCGGCGCCATTACCACTTAGCCTTATCAGCCCAGTACGCGGCAGACATCTTCCCTTTTTTAATGTTTTTCGCATGACGCGCCTTAAACGACTTGCGCTTCGCTTTCATGCGCTTTGACTCTCCAGCTTTCGGCTTGCCTGCTGTTTTTGCGCCTTGCTCACCAAAACGTATCACCTTTTCCCTGCCGCCCTCGCACGCCTTCACGACGTGGGACTTCTTCGGGTGATTTGGCGTTCTTCTCGGCTTGTTGCAGGCCATCGCCTTTTTGTCTACGCGACCGCCGCTCTTGTAATAAAGACGCATTACTTCCTATGCCTCGCGGTTTTTTTCGCCACCTTCTTGGGTTGCGAGGAATGCTGTTTGCCTTTTTTGGTGTCAGCCCGCTTCTTGCGGGTAGTGGCGGCGTACTCGCGCGAGGATAGCGATTTGATTGCCTTTTCAGGCAGATATCGTTCTCCTGTAGCTTTCGACCCTTGAGTGCTAGGCTTGCCCGACTTGGTTCGCCATTTCTGCTTGGTCCACTTCTTGAGGGACTTCTGCGACTTCTTCAGCGCCATCAGTCTTTATACCCGCCGCCTGCCGACTTGTACTGCTTGGCAAGCATCTGCGCTTTTCTTGCGCTCCACTGTCCGGGTTTTCCGCCCTTGCCGCCAGCTTTGATCTTGTTAAACAGGCGCTTACGCAACGACGGCTTCGTGTAGTTTCCGGCCTCGTTTACGCGAGACTTAGTCTTTCCGCCAGCCTTGTAGTAAAGGCGCATTAGCCGTACTGCTTAACAACTTTGAGCACAACGGTGTAAACGTCGCCAACGCCTGCGCCTACCGTGGTGAATGCGATGTCGCCCGTAACGCCCGCTCCGGCGTTATTCGGAATGCCGTTGAAGTCGGAAAAGTCCACTGTGTCTGAATAGTCAGCAGGAATTTCCCACGCCAAAACATCTGCTGTGGCGTCAAAGAAAATCTTAATTCCCATTCCGATGGTAGAGTAACGGATTGACTCAATGCTAACGCTGGTGCATGCGGCCTTGCTCACCGGGTCGGCGCTTAACGCAGAGACATCGACCTTAACAACAGCCGACTCCCCTGTCCCGTCGCTGACGTTGGTAAACTTGAGGATTGCATGGCGGGCGCCATCTTGAATAGTTTGGCTTGTAACTGCGTCAGCCATTTTAATCTCCTAAAGAAAAGGGGCCGAAGCCCCCTGTATTAGCTCAGGTTTCGATTCTGGAGATACAGAACGGTTACAGTAGCCGCGCCTGCGGTAGCCGCAGTACCCGTCTGATTGTAAGTGATGGTCACGTCTACGTCGGTGGTACCGATGTCAACAAGATTGCCAAGCTGGCTAGCATCAGAGGTTGCCAGCAGACGAGCCGCAGAGCTTACGTCCAGTGCATCTGCATACTTGTCAGCAGTAGTGCCGTCGCCAATATCAAACGTGTTGGTGGTCGCCGCGTCAAAAGGGGTGGTGACATCCACGCTAACCTGCCAAAGCTGGCTGTTGGCGGGCACAGTAGCAACAACAGTTTCGGTGCCGTCAGCGCCAAAAACAACATTTGCGCTTTGCGCCATCAGCACGAAGCCAACATTTGCCTTGTCTGTACCAACAGTCGTTCCGGTGGTGTCTTTGATGGTTCCGGCCTTAATAGGCCCAGAAAAAGTAGTAGTACCCATGAGAGTCTCCTGTCTGGGTGAGTCTAATGTTCCATGTGGAACAATTAGTCAGGAAAAGAAAAGGGGGCCGAAGCCCCCTGTGTTATTAGGACGTGCCGGGAGATCCGTAGATGCCCAGAGGATCGGATACGCCGAAGCTGTATCGCTCACGAGCCTTGTACCGGACGTTGCCGGTGTCAAAGTCGCCGTCCATTGAAGTTTCCAGCGCGGTGCGCGAGAAGTGCTTCATGCCGTTCGGTACATCGGTAATGATGAAGAAGGCGTTGGTGTCAGTCAGGAAGTGATTGACTGAGTAGCCTTCTGGAATCGAACCGTTGTTGCGAAGGGCGTTGATGTCGTTGTCAGCCGTGCCAACTCGACCTTCAGTTTCAAGCAAGCGAGTTGCTACAAACTGAAGCGCGGGTGGAACGATCAGACGACGAGGACGTGCCGCGATCAGCAGACCACGCTCGTCGGTAAATGCGGCGATGTTAATCACAGCATCTTCCAGCGAGGTCTCGTTCAGATCAGCCGCAACGGTAGGACGGTTGGCGTTAGTGCCACCGTTTACCAGCGGGTGAGCCGTGCTGAACAGCGTTACGCCGTCACCAGAGTTGTAAGACGTAAAGCCGTCGTTAAGCGGGTTGGCCGCTTTAACCTGCTTGGTGTGAGCCATAGCCCGAGCCAGCGCCTTGGTATAACGAGCAGACAAAGAGTCATACAGGTTATCTTCCATAGCTTCTTCAGTGATAGAGAAGCCAAGGGCGATGGTTTCGTGGTTATAGCGAGCAGTGAAAGACTCCTGTGCAGAGTCGTAGCTGATGGCGGCGCCTTCAGCCTTGACCGGTGCCGCACCGAATCCAGACAGCTTCACCTCTTCTTCAAACGAACGCTCAGATGATTCAGTTTCGTAAATCATCGTGTGCTCGTCATCGTACCGCTCATACTCCAGACCGAACAAAGCGTTCAGGCCGGGGAGCAGTTCTTTCAGCATTTGTGCGCGTGAAATAGCCATTTCCTAAGTCTCCTTAAACGCCAAGTGCCGTATCGTAAGCATGGCTTCCGGGCAACCAAGTCACAATACAATCGGTGAACGAGTCACCTACTGCGCTGGTCGGCCCGTCAACAAAGTCAACGATGCGGAGTGGGAACGTATTGGTAGTAGCAATAGAGGATGCGTCCAGCGCATTCTTACTGCGACCGATTGAGGTTGACCCAGCAGTGCTGATAGCTTGGACGTTATTACCCAGACCAGTCTGAGCAATAGATCCGTCGCCTTGCATCTGGAATACCAGCTTAGGATCATCCACGATGTAAGCAACCGCATCAGACGCTACCGTACCGGCAGGCCATTGCTGGTTAAAGGTCTTTTGACCAGTGCTGGGGTCGGTGTAAGCACAGCCGACAAAAATGCCAACAGTGCCCGCAACAACGGCAGTCGTGATGTCCGACTTTTCCGCTGTTCCTGCCGCAACCAGCTTTGCAAAGTCACCATAGAAGATAGCCGTGTTATAACCAGAGGCGATCTTAATATGGCGCACTTTCCCGGTGAAAGAACCAGAAGCACTGAGCGTGCCGACAGGTTCCGCACCCATTGGAGTAGCTGTAGTAGCCATTTATCTCTCCTTAAAGGATTGTAGCTAACGAAGCCGCTCCGTTTTACGGGAGTCAGCTTCGACCAAAGGTTGTCCGAGTAGACCGCTCCGGGTTCAGAACGGGCATTCGGGGGTCGTTTTGCTTGAGGAAGTTGTTGTCCACGGATTCCATTTGACTTGCCGCCATTCTCTGGAAGTGCTCTTCGCGGGCGCGCATCTTCTCCTCGGGCGCCTTGCACAACAGCAAGCCTCCGATTTCGATGTTGCCCTCAAATCGCGAGTCAATGTCAGACATGACACTCAGTTCTGGATGGTCTTCCGCTCTCACGGGAGTCCAACCTTCTCTGAACTTTTGAGAAACGTTGGTGTTGTCAGCGTGCCCCAATGTGCTGGTGCGTACCCAACGAAATACCCAGCCGTCTTGCGGATCTGGCGTTGGTAGTACGGAAGCAGGCTTCCAAGAGTCCGATGGACGTTGTTCAACTTCTCGGGCTTCAGCCGCCCGCGTGGTGCGCTCTTCTGCCATTACTGATTCTCCTTGAGTATCTGGTTGGCATACTGTTCTACAGTAAGCCCAAGTCGCTTTGCGAGGGCGACCTGAGTTCGACTCAGCCTCACTTTGCGTGGCTTAGCGCCGTTATTCCTTGCGGAAGGCGCCACCACCACGGATGGACTACGGGGGGTCGAGGAGGACCGATTGTCCGAGTCGGAGTATTCTCCCCCGAAGTATTCTGGAAACTTGTTCCGCACTCTTGCATTTAGCGCCTCGTAGTATTCGTCGGAATCGGCTTGGATTCCTTCGTCCTCTACAAGGTGGTTGTGTACGCCATACGCAAAAGCGGTCATTTCCGAGTGGCCCGGCTGTTGGAACCACTCCTGATTCTCTTTGGCCCAAGACAGGGCTTTTTCTGACGGCTTGCGGACATTTGCATTTACTTGAGCTTGTTGCTGGGCAAAATGCCGAGCCATCTGCTCTTCTTTCTGCCACTGCTCTTGTTTCTGAGCATACTGCTGAGAACGGTTGCTGTAGTCCGAGTTGCCGCGAAGCGCCGCGTCATGCTCC